GTTTCTTCGTCAATAGCTATCTGCCATTCAGGCCAACCACCCATAAGTGCTAATCGTTCCCAAAGCTCTTTGTCAGCTTCTGTAGCGGCTATAACGTTTTCAACTTTTCTTATAGCTCTATCTAATGGTACATTTGTAGTTGCCGATATTACATTTGCACCTGCTAAATACGCTGGATTGTCAAAGCTAAAACCTTCACTCATCATTTTATCTTTATCCCATTGATAAGCTCTAGCAGCTTGATTTATTTTAGAAAGTTTAGAAGAAATTGGTGGAGATATTTTAGTTAGTTCATAACCAACTTTTTCTAGTTTAGGTTGTTTCTTTTCTTGCTCACGTATAATACGTATTATAGCGTTTTTAGTAACTGATATAGCAGCACCACCAACACCGGCTCCTCGCAACATAGAATCTGCCATACCATTTGCTGTGTCTATATATTTATTTTCATATTTTTCATCATCAGCATCTGCTTCGCCAAAAGCTATAGCAAACAAACCTTGTTGTAGTGAATTAAATATTAAGTTTTGTACAGTAGTATAATATATAATTTTACTAATGTTTGTTTTAGCATCTCCTCTACCCGCTCTTAAATCTTTAATAGCTTTATCAGTTAGCCTTAAATATTGAGAAGGAGTATTACCAAACGCAAGTATAGGTCTACCTAATGGACCAGCTTGCTGCATTGATATTCTATCAGGTCTTGAAGACTGTTGTGACTCTTCTGCTGTTTCTCTAAAATCTTCAAACGCTTTAGCCTCCGCTTCAGCTCTACTTAATCCTTGCTTTTCATAAGTTTTAATTCTATTTCGATAAAACGTAGCACCACCAGATGCGATTGCAAAACTATCTGCTAATTGTGTAGGTGTAAAACCAAATTGTAATAATCTATTAACAACACCCCGTGGCCCATTTTTATTAGCAGCTTCTGCAATGTCAGCTTCATTAACGTTCATTTGTAAACCTCCACGACGTTCTTTTAAAAAGTCGGAGTTCATTAAGTATTTAAAGTCTTTCCAATATTGTTTTTGATTACCAAAAGCTTTTGCAGCTGCTATCGGATTGTTATCCGTAAAGTTTACAAAGTTAACAGAAGATATAGTTTGCAATAAAGATGATCTTGTATTGAAGAACATTGTTACACCAATACTACCATTAAGCCAGTCTGTAAATCTAGCTGTTAAACCATCATCTGAGAAAGATCTATTACGACCAGTCTTCATGCGTTGTAAACTATTCTCTATAGCTTTACGGTATTTTTTACCATACGCAGCTTCAAGTTTGTTTAAGTTTGCTTCGCTAAATATCTGATCCACATTTGTCTGCCACTGCTCTAAGTACTTAGCACGTTTAGTAGTATTAAGACCTTCAAGCAAGTCTGTTGTAATACTACCTGTAAGCCACGTTTCTTTTGGTTTAGCATAACCATCACCTTTGTTAATAGCTACTAGCTGTTCTGCAAATACTTTTAATTCAGGATTATTATTAACAAATTCATTTAACGTTTTTAAATCCGCCTTGCTAACGCCTGGCACTTCCATACCTTGCAGTGTATTCCAAGTATACACTCTTACAGCTTGCTCTCTTGTGTAAGGTTCGCCTGGTAATTTTTTACGTAAGTCTTTAGGTATAACTCCAAGTTGTTTTTTCAAAGATTTATAATCATTAAACATAGCAACTCTATCTTTTGATATGTCATTTATACCGCGGGAAAATGGATCAATAAGATTGTATTTATACCATGCCATTTGTTGATCACCAAGTTTACCTTTACTTAACGTTTCGTAAAGCAAACCTGTAAAGTCTTGAGCTGAATAAGGTATACCTTTAAATATACTTCCTTTACTAGCACCAACAACTTGAGCTTTAGCTCTGCTATAAACTTTTTCAGAACCAATACCAGTTTTAGCCTCTATAATATCATTGAAGTCTTTACTAAGATCTACAGTTTCACTAAATCTAACTTTAGCTTGCTGTGTTTTAGACTTGACGTCAAATACTTCTAAAGCATTGCGTACAGCTTTAACGTTTTTATAAGCGTCGTCTACAAAGAAAAAGTCATTGTAACCTTCAGCAGCTTTACCCGTTATCCATCGTGCTTTCGCTTGAGCTTTACCATCGCCTAAACCAATAATGTTTTCAATAGGTATTTTAACACCAAGCGCATCCATAAATTCTTTAATAGGACCAGCAGCGTCAGCTGGACGAGCTGTAAGTATGAATACATCTTCAGCACCACGTTTAGCTACAATGTTTTCTACAGCTTTAAATACAGGGCCTTTTTTACCATCAACAACTTTACTAAACTCTGCAAAATCAAATGTAGCGCCTTTAGCTTCTAGCTCTCCAGCTCTTTCAGCAAACTGTGTAGCGTTTAGTTTACCAGTTGTACCGTCAGGCATTTCGTATATAACTTTACTATTTGATCTAGCTAGAGTATCATCGAAATCAAACACACGTATTTTTTTAACTGGAGCTTTAGGATCAGCCGCTACTTTTAAGGCTTTGTCTAATGTACCTAGTTCTTCTAGTACTTTTTCATTACTTTGTTTTTCTGTAAAAGAAAGTAAAGGTGGTAGTTCACCATTGTTTTTTGTTTCAGCTTTTGCCTTACCAGGTTCTAACTTAATGTAATTTTCAGCTAAGCCTTTACCTTCTTTTCTAGACTCCGCTAATGTAATTTTACCACTTAAATAATCTCTAGTTAATCTAGCTTGCTCTTTTAAAGGCAAACCATTAGATCCAAATAAATACTCGCTAAAAGTTTTATTTGCTGGAAAATACTTGTAGTTATCCATGTTAACGCCGGATTCTGTCATTCTAATAACAGCGGCAACACCTGGATCTAATTTTACTTTACCACTTAATATAGCCGGTACTATTTCTTTGTAAAAGAACTCAGGCATTGTGGATTTAAATTTTATATTAACTAAACCATCATCAACTCTAGTTAAACCACCTTGCATATACATAGCTTTTATAAGTGGTCTTACTTTTTCAACGTTACCGTCTATAGCTGCTTGTTCTAATATAGTGCCAATATTATTCTGCGGTGTAGAGTGTTCTTCTCTTAGTTGAACATCTAAAGGTATTTTACCTTTTTTATTAACGTGCATAAACAAGTTTGGCGCACCAAATCTAAGTATAGAGTTTTGATTGTCTTGCGCGTCTTTAACTATCGCATCGAATACCCAAGCGTCTTCTGGTTTTTTTGCTAAATGAGATTCTATTGCTTTAAAATAATCAACAAGATTATCAACCTGTTGTTCTTGATTTTTTACAAAATCTTTTTCTTTAGTAGATTCTACAAATTTTGGTTGAGCAAATCCACCTGCTTTAGTGTATGGAAATCTTTTACCTTTTTGATCTACTTTTAAATTTCTTTTTCCTATAAGCTCTTCAAATACTTTTCTTGTAGATACAAAACCTCTTTCAGTTCCAGCGGTTACTGAAGACATAGTAGCTTCATATAACTCAGGGTTATCATTTAAAAATTCTTTTAAAACTCTTTTAGTACCTTCTAAAACTGTTTCACCTTCAAAGCTAGCTATGTCATTAGGTAGTTTTTGAGTTAAGTCTCTTGTAGTGTATTTCTTACCAGTTTCTTTTGGATTGACAACACCAACGCCCCATTGGTCAAGTTTTTCTGTTCTTGTTATTTTTACATTACTAGGTCTAAAAACTTCTTTTCCTTTTTTATCTTTACCTACAGTAAGCCCTGCGGCTTGTTCTATAGACTTAGGTGTTACTTCTTTTTTAGTCTCGCTAAACTTAGCACTTACTTCAGTCTTTGGTTTTTTATTTGTAACAATAAAAGTATCATTTTCAAAACCAAATTTCCCGCCAATTTTATCAGCCATTGCCTCTGACAACCTCTTGTACAATCTAATTCTGCTAGGTTCTTTGGCTGTAAATATAACACCTTCTACATTTGGGTTTTCTTTTAAATAATCTACAACTCCGTTTACATTAACTGAAAATACTTCAGCTGCATTACCAGCTCCTGTTATACCTATATCTCCCTTCTTATCTGCAAATTGTAAGTGATAAAACTTTTCAGAGCTCGATATATCATCACCTTGTGAGTCTTTTTTTATGTTTAGTTTTTTAGCTATCTTGTCAATGTCGTCATAAGTTTTACCTTTTTCAAACTCCATGAAAGCAGTTTCTTCTAGTCTAGTAGTATATTTTTTTCCTTTAATTTTAAATGAAGTTTGAATATCTTCATCAGTTTCTTTCCACTTTAAATCCTGTCTAGTACTAAGGCTAAACTTAGCACCAGCTGCAGCACGGGCGCCTGGCTCTGTTATAAGATCTTCAAGCATACGATTACGTATGTGTATAGCTATACCTCCTTTAAGGTTTTGACTAGTAACATCTCTATATATAGGTTTTTCAGCTTCTCTTTTAATAAAATCTATATAATCTTTTCTAGTTATAGCAAGCTTACCGTCTTTATAAAACTCATTAAGTATATTACGAGGAATAAAAGTACCACCTTTAATTTTGTCTCTAGTCTCAGGTAGCCTAGCGTAATCAGCAGAAGCGTTATCAATTAAAAACTGTTTAATCCTTGTTAAACCTTCTGAGTCTGTTTTTTGAAAGTTTCGTCGTTTATCATATATAGCTTCTGGATTAATACCAAACATTTCTCCATATATTTCAGCTACAGATTCAGGTATGTTTCTAGTCTCTCCAAATCTAGTTATTTCTTTATCAGCAAAAGCTTGTTTAGTTGCTTCTGTAATTTTAGCCTCAAGCTTCTGCTTGTTTTCTACACCTGCATTTTTAAGTAAAACGTTTGAATACGACGTGGTTTCAGTAGGTTTTCTAGGGCCTCTTACTTCTTTAGTTACAGTTGGTTCAGCAACTTCTTCAGCAGCTACACCTTTTGCTTCTGTGACATCTGCAGTAAACTCTTTGCCAACCACTTTTTCAGCAGCATCTATATATCTTTTGAAACCTGTTTTAGTAGAAAAGCTATTGTTTAAAAAACCAGAAAGTGGTGGAACTTGTTCTCCAGCTTCAACTTTTCTATTATAATCCATTATAACATCAAGCATACCACGTTCCCCGGTTAAAATAGCATCTGTAACTAACTCTCTATCATATTGAGGTCTGTTTTCAAACCGCTTAGCAAGCGACGTAGCTGTTGGTTTAAGTAGGTCTAATATCTGCTCGTAACCAGCTATACCTTGCTCTGCATATATATCATTTACTTTAGCAGAGTCTTCTGCAGTTAAAGATAGTTTAGCAGCTTGATCTGCTACTTCAACTCCTTCAGCTGCTCTTGATATTTCTTTAGCAGCTTCAATACCCGCTTGTTCACCTTTAGAATAACTTTTAATAAGCTCAAATAAGTTTTTACCAGTCTCAGCATTTAACTGTAGGTTTTCTACACCTTTTTTACGTAGAAAAGGAACAAGATTTTCAAGACTATTACCTATGTTTTCTTTAAATACTATTTGTTTACTTCTAATAGCGTCAGACAACGTTGTTAAATATTCTTCGTAATAATCTTTTTTAGCTCTTTCATTTCCATTAGCATCAAATCTATAGTTAGCATCTATTCTTTCTTGAACAACATCACGCTGCTTAGGTGTAAGCTCCGCTAATACTTCATCTATAATTCTAATACCGTCTTCAGTTACTTCACCACGCTCGTTTTTTAAAGCATCTCTTAAAATAAAGTGACCAGTTTCATGTGTGTCAACCGTAAAGTTTCTAATGTTTTTAACTTGTGTTTCATTAACATAGTACTTTTTAGAAACAGGATCGTAAAAACCATCAGCACTACTAACGTTTCTAGGTTCATTTGGAAAAGCTTCGTCATATATTTTTTGTAACTCTTCAACACTTTCAACAGAAACTCTTTCACCTTCTTTGGTAGCTTCTAGTATTTTTTCAGCTTGAGCAATGTCTGCTGCTCTTAGGTTTTTATAGTAGTCACCTAATGTTTTTTGTATTTTATTATACCTGTAACCACCAGGTTGATACGTCTCGTATTTTTCTTCTAAAAATTCTAACTCAACTTTTTCTTCATCGTTAAGTTTCTCTCTTCTTTGAAGCTGTCTCATTCTTTGACCAACTTCAAAAGCATCTCTTGAAAAATTATACGACTCCTCTCTTTCTCTAGTGCCTATAGCTGCTTTGAATAAAGGGTTTGAGTTAAGTATTTCGTTTAATATAGTTTCTTTGTTCCACGCTGATTCTATAGCTTTAGCTTGCTCGCTAGTAGAGTCTATACCGTATCTATCAAATATAATAGGCAATGGCGTGTTAACCATTGTTCTGTTGTCAAGCTCAGTTAGTTTTTCTCCACGTTGTAATCTATTCACAAGCGTTCTTATATTAGCATCAGTTGGTTTTAAAGCGCTTTTATCTTCTGCTTTTATAGATTCTTTAGCAATATTTAATTCAGCTTGTGATTGAAGTATGTTATAATCTTCGTTTATTTTTTGAGATCTTGTTAAAAATCCTTGCTGATCTATTACACCGTCTTGTAATGATTTGCCAAGTTCTGTTATAGCAGCTTCTTTAGAATTTACTATATCTTGAACCGTATTGTCATTTGGTTTTTTAATAGACTCTTCACTATACCCAGTATTTTTAGCTGCTCTAGAAACATTTAATGGATTATGCCCTTGCATCGCGCGGATGTCATTTGCGAAAGCAGTTACTAAACCATTTTTTTGAAATATAGATTTAGCGCCTAACAATCTCATTTTATAGTACTCGCCTAAAAAATGTTCTATAAAATCAGATGTAGATTTTGGTGTTAAGTTACCATCTCTATCTCTGTTATAAGCATATCCTTCAAAATCTGTAGCCGCGCTAGCGAACTCAAAAGAAGCTGCACCAACACCTGCACCCGTAACGCTACGAACCCAGTTTCTAGTAGTTTTAGGTTTACTTAAAGCAGCAAGCATAGGAGTAAATACAGTTTTAGCTGGAAACTTATTTAAAAGAACGTTAGCCGCTCCTTGTCCAGCTCCTAAAAACCAAGCAAATTCACCTGTGGCTAAATTTTCTTCAGCTGTTGGAGTGTCTTTTAAACCAACGCTAGCCGCTGCTTGTTCTGAAGCAACAAAAACTGCAGCTTCATCAACTCCTTTAGCAGTTATATTGATAGCGTTTTTATAGATACCACTTGCTCTACCTAAATTTGTTTTTTTAAACAACTCAGCAGTTTTATTTATACCATTAGTTATTTGTTTGACTCCCGGTATTTTTCTTGTAGCATAAACTTGACCAGCAAACAGAGCTAAATCTACAGTTCCACCTCCAATTGCGTTAGCCGTGATCGGTTTTAAAGCTTCGTTTATATCTTGCTTGTTAATACCTTCGAAGCCAGAGCTTTCCATTACATTTACAAAAGCTTCTACTTCTTCTTGTTGCGTTTGTTGAGAAGGATTAACATCTCCAAATGGTGTTTTGCTAACTAAACTATCCCAAGCTCCTTGCCAAAAACCGGCTTTGTCTTGTTTAGTAGGATCTAAATTTAATTGATAAGCTTTATTTATAGTAATGTAATCTGTAAGAGCAGTATTAAAAGCTTTAGCGAAAGGATGGTCGCTTTTTAATTTAGTTATATCTTCTGGTATTTCACCTGTGCTTGCTATTTCTTGAATAAGATTTAAACCAGTTTCATATTTAGTATCACCTAAAAATAAATTAACTGGTAGGTCACCTCTTTGAAAGTGGCTGGCGCCTTTATCAAAGTTTTCTGGATCCGATTGTCTGTAATTATTTAATTTTTTAGCAAGTGCTACGACTTTGTAGTATTGTTTTGTTAACGCGTTATTAAGCTCTTGTACTTCTGTAGTTTCAGCTTTTTGTCTTGCGTCTTCATTTATTTTTATAATATCATCAGGAGCTTTATCAAAACTATATATTTTACCTGTAAAAGGATCATAAAGTTTTTCACCATCTACTTCTTCATCTCTAACAAATCGTCTGCCTTTAGCTCTTACTTTAAAGTTTAAGTTATCTTGATCAGTTTCTTTTAATTGATTAGATAACTCTTGGTTAGTTACGTTTTCAATAAATATTTGTCTAGCTTTAGGTATATCTATAGATCTTAAATTAGATTCTTCATTTGGTTTTTTTCCTGTGTAACTAAAAACAACACCGGTTCTATCTGAGTTTTTATAATCTCTTTCTATTTTACTTTTACCAAATAAACCTAAAGGTTTTCCTTTTTCAAAAGTATTTTCATCTATAGTAAAATCAAATTCATCTGTAACAATTCCCATTCCAGGAACTGTTCCAACAGGCGCTGGGCCTGTGGTTTCATAATAGCTTAATTCAGGTACATCAAATTCGCCATTTCTTTTTTCTTGAATATATTGTTGTAATTTTTGATGCTGTCTAAGTCTTTCAGTTGGAGTACCACCGGCAAAAATATCAGATCCTATATATTCTAAAGCTTCACGTTCTAAAGGTTGAACACCTGTAACTACAACTTCTTCGAGTTCTATAGGTTTAGCAGCTTCAATAATAGCGTCTTTCTTAGCGTTTTCTTTTCTACGTTTTTTTATTGCTTTTTCGCTATTGTCTATTTTGGGTAAATCCAAAGAAGTATCTTCCGAATCTAATACCAAAATCTCGGGTGCTGGCCCGGTTGTCGGTGTTGCAGTCGCACCCTTTGCCGCAGCACCGTTTGTCTTTCCCTCAGTTGGGATTGTTTGTATTTCGTCTGTAACTTCTACAGTTTCAAGTCCATGCTTGTTAACATACTCATCTACAGATAGCTGCTCATTGTTTGCAGCTTGAGTAACTTCGTCTAGTGTGTATTCAAATCCTTGATACTTAAACATAATTTGATTGTTTAATTAGTTGATAATCCAGGTAGTATAGGTCTTTGTTCAAACGTTTCTATAGACACGCCTTCTATAGGATTATCACCTATTAATTTTATTAATTCTTTTTTCATGGCCTCATTTTCTGGAAGCATATTTATTAAAGCTCTAACTCTAGCTGGATCACTTAGATCAAAAGACATATCAGTTGTGAATATAGTTTGTTCTTCTCCAGCTACTTTACTACCAGACTTATAGCCTAATTCTATAACAGGCGCAACTTTACCTCCATCAGCAGGTACAGATCCAGGTAAAACATTAACTTTTAAAATATCTTTACCGCCTACTTTTTTGTTAGTAAAATAAGATTCAGTATTTTGAAAAATATCTGTATAAACCTGTGGCGCTGCGGCAGCTATTTCTTTAGCTGTTTTAGCAGCTTTTCTTTCTGCAGCTGTAGGTTCTTCAGGCTCAATTTTATTATAGTTACTTGCGTTACCACCTTTTTCTTCTAAATCGCTCAAGAACCAATCTGCATAAGCTTTACCAAAAATTTCAGAAGACTCTTCATCAAAAGCTGTACCAACTTGCCCATTAGCATATTTTAGCTCAGCGCCTTCAGGGGCGTGTTTATTAAGAACATGCGACCAAATATTTTTAGCTTTTTCAGGAAACTTAAGAAAACTATTTATTTGAGCTCTAATAAAAGGAGTTGCTGCGGCTTCTATATCTGCAAACTTGATAGGTCTAAACGTGTATTCAAACTGTCCGTTTTCAGTTTTTCTTAATTCTGGTTCTCCAACAAAGGGATCTTCAAATTTACCATTTTTAAATATACGAGACTCTTCTAAGAATTTATTTCTATCAGCAGTTATGTTTGGTATTTTACCACCATCAAAAGCAAATAAAACTTTAGGATCAGCTACAACATAGTTGTTTTTAATCTTACCGTCTTTATAAGCCTGTGTTATTTGCTCGCTAGAATATGCTGTTTTAATTTTCCAATTATCATTTTCATCAAAAAACCATTGTTCTTCTGGATTACGAGTAGCACCTACTCTAACCGGCATAGCAAGTTGGTACTGCTTGGACAAACCTACATTTGCATTAACTGTAGATATACCACCTTCTGTGTTTGCTTTAGAATAACCGTCTACATAGTCAGCATAATAGCTTTCATTAGCGTCTTTACCAGCTTGAATTAATTGAGTTAACTCGTTTATTTTACCGTCCCATAAAGCGTATTCTTGTGCAGCAGCCATTTGAGCTTCTTTAGATGAAGCACTTTTCATCGCCATATAAGCTTTAGCTTTTTTATCTATAGCAAAAAGACCAGCTTTGTTAAGGCTGGGATTATTAACCCCAACCTTTTCCATGTTAGCACTAAACTCATCGTAGTTTTCTAAAACAAATTTAGCGTTATGATCTAAATACTTTTGGGTTTCTTTTACAGCAGTAGAATTTCTGTTTGTTTTTTGCTGTATAACCTTTGCAACAGAATTACCTATATTAGTTATAGCTCTAGCGTATTCTCTACCTGAAGAATCTATAACTGTTACTGGGCTTTCATAAGCACCGCCTCTGCTACCGTAGTTTCTTGAAAATTGTGGTAATTCTGCCATGTTAATTTATTTGTTTAAACTCTACATCGATCTTAGAATAATCTACACCATCAAATATACCAGTAAAGTTTTTAACAACAGCGCTGTTAGGGACTTCATCAGACATAACGCCTTGCCATTTACCTTTACCAAATATTTTATTTATATATTCAAAAGCATATATATTTAAACCGCTGTTAGATTTACCTATTAACTTAATATTCTTTTTAAGACGTCTATCAGATATAGCAGCACCAGCTATATTACCTAAAGCTCCAATACCACTACCGATAGCCTGTGCTTTAGATTGTCTTGCTGCTACTTCTTGTTGAGCTGCACCTGTTATTTGAGCTTGCTTTCTATTTAGCTGTTGCGTTTCTCTACGCTCTTTCTCACCGTAAACAAACTCTTTACCAAGTACCTCTGCTTGTTGCATTCGTTGCGCTTCTGACATTTTAGCGTTTTGAACACGCTGTGCCTCTGTCATTTGTTGATCCTGTAGTCTTTGTTCGCCAGCAGCTATAAGCTCTTGATTTCTAGCCTCTTGTTGTTCTAAAGATTGCGCTATACCTCTTTTACTTTGCAGTGCGGCTTGTGCAAGAGCAGTTGCACCACCAGCACTAGCACCAGTAGATGCTAATAAATCTAACGTATTAGCTAAAGAAATATCAGCTTCTTCAGCTTGAAACTCAGCAGCTTTAGTAGCAACCCCAACATTTTTGTAAGGATTAGATAGCATACCAGCATTATCAACAATCATATCTTCCAAAGAAGATACGTTTTCATAGGGATTTATAATCTCTTGTCTTGAGTTTTCAAGTTCTTCAAGCTCGTCCATCAAACGGTTTTTATCGCTTCTAGCCCTACGCTCTGCTTTTTTAGCTGAGTTAGCACCTATAACTGTAGAGGCTACTGTGCCCACCGCTGCTCCGATTGCTGCTACTACTGCCATAATTTATAAATTTTTAATTATTTCGTGTGATGGATCTTCGTCAACTATCCACCCTAGTTTTTTATGCGTGTTTATCAAATGTTTATTTCTACCTATAGTAAACATATGTATTTTTCCTAACTTCTTACATAGTTCTTCCGCAGAAGTTATAAGTAACTCTATCGCTTGTTTGCGATCTTTTTCTCTATACTCTGGATCTGAAACTATCCACTCAAGTAAAACAGCATCTGAGTTTGTCATGTATAAAAACCCAGCACATATTGGTCTACCATTTTTCTCTACCATCAATCCTCCTTTACCGTTGTCGGGTAAAAAAGTTCTTGGCGGACTAACAAGCCATTTAGGCCAAGACTTCCACCACTCGCATAGAGTTTCATAATCCTCGTCTTTTAATAGACGTGTTTTTAATTCCATATAATTTAATAACTTGATTCTACGTATTCAGATGATACAGCAAATAGCTCTCGGGTTTTACCACCGTTACCCGCTACTTGTGTACTATCATCTGTTCTTATAGTTACAGTTGCATAGTAACCTTTTACACCTGAAATACTTGCGCCATATATAACTTCTTTAGCCGTCTCTTGACTATTGTTTATAAGGTTAGCTAAATACTTACCTTCTTTTTTGTAGAAACCAGCGTAGTACTGTATACCGTTTTGTGTGTAACTACCTTCGTCATAGCTGTAAACTAAATTAGCCGTATCATTTAATTCAAAACCTCTAGCAGCTTCAAACGAAGGAACTTCCCAACCGGTAGATCCTTCATAGTTTACTGTTTTAAATACTTTAGATGCGCTGACATTTGGATTAAATATAAATGTTATACTTGAATCGCTGTAAGTATCATAGAATATAGATCTATTATCATTAGCATTGCTAAAATAGTTATGCTCCCAAACTTTACCATCATACACACTGTAATATTTATTTTTAACACTAAATATTTGTTCTGGTTTATACGTGTATCTACTTGTCCAACCAAGTACAGACTCGTCAAATGACAATGTTTGATAGCTGTTATCACCTGTAGTAGGTATGTTTTGCCCTTGTAAGCTAACTACATATTGTTTTGTGTATATATCCCAAGCACCTAAAGCTTTTTCCGTAGAACTTAAATTACCTAATTGATCTCTAAAATAATCATACATGCCATAGTTAGATATTTCAGTAATACCGTCTTGCGATAATCTAAGCACAGCGTTTCTATTCTTATCTACAAAGTATTTTCTATAACCATACACAGCAAAGCTTTCTGGATTTTTACTAATACCAAAATTACCAGCGTAAGGAACAATTTGGCCTATAACTAAATTAAGCGTACTTACAGCTGAGCCTTGACCTTCGGCAGAGTATATAGCGTCTTTGTCTATAAGCGCTCTACTCACTTTGTTCTCTTGGAAGATAACAAGATTAGTATCTTCAGCATATAGCTTTTGTATACTGCCATTTGCTGGGTCTGCAGATTTAGTTATATCTTCACCTACGCTAAATACGTTAGTATCGTTTATACCTGTTCTAGAGTTAAATATACCAGAATATATTAACGAATTAAATCTAATACTTGAATTAGGTTCTTCGTCTACTAAGTAAGCTCTTACACCATAATCAACATTAGTATTATTATAACCACCACGTATTCTAGCTTCTTCCACAAGCCAACTATCTTGCGCTTCCATGTTTGCTAAACTAACAACAGGATAACCGCCGTTTAAACTATTAGGTACACCTGTACTACCAAGCCACGTAGGTAATTGGTCAACACCAACTTGTCTTTCGTTTAACGCCTTCTTTAATATAAAAGAGTTAAAATACTTTACTTCTATTACTGCTCCCATATTTTAATATAAACAAGGTTGTGGTGTTGAGTTTACTAATCCATTGCTAAGTATAAAAGCCGTGTAAGCACCTTCTTTAACGTGCTCAGGATTATATATACTATTACCGTCAGCTGAGTCTACTCTATCCATTCTTCTAAATTTAAAAGAAGATGACGTAGTAGGATTGTATGGCTGTAAAAAATCTGTATCATTATAAAACCTTGTAACATATTTTGCAAAAGGTTCTTTAGCATATTTATAAACCCCATTAAAAGTTGAAGAACAACTGGCACTAGGACCTACTATTTCATATCTATAAGTACTTCCATATGTTTGTTGGTCATTAGGATTTTGAACTTCAATGGGTGGGTTATAAAAATCACCTATTATAAGCTCAGCACCACAAGGGGCTTGGGCTGGTGTACTACAATCTACACTATTATCATAAGCACCATAGCTACTCTGCAAGTTGCCTAGTATTATTCTGTAATCACCAATAGTGTTAAATGCGAAAACTAATGCTCCAAGCGGATCATCATTGATTTGAGCTTGGATGTTAGACACAAACAAACCTCCATTTGATCCATATTGACTATTTGTATTAGTAGTAGCTGTCATACCCGTCGGGGGTTGGAAGGGCGCGTATTCCCATGTACCACTAGGAACTCCACCGCTTTGGGTTACTGTAGACACGCCATTTAAATCGTTTAAAGATTGCCACCCGATGTTTGCACTTGGCCTCTGTTGTATGCTGTATCTTAAATTAACAAAAGTTGAGGGAGGACCAGTAGGATTTGGTTCTCTGTTATAAGGTTGTAAAATAACAAAAAATGTTCCTTGTGTAAGCGAGCCACTAACTCTTTCATTATAAAATTCAGGGTGGGCACCACCTCCACATATAAAATTACTCACAGGATTGTTTTGACTGCTTGCAGGCGCTTGATACCCATTTAACCACCCTTGAAAAGGAGGTTGACTACCTAGAATAGATACTTCGTTACCTGTTAAACTTGAAAAACCACTAGTTCCAGTAAACCAAAAAGCAGCACCGTCTCCATCGGCAATAGTGTGTATTCCAAAATTACTAAACGCACTATCAGCTGCTGGCTCTCCAAAATTAATATTAAACGTTTTTGATACCGTAGCACCTCCTGCATCTGTAACTTGCAGGGTAAAACTTTCAATACCAACAGCTGTATTGTCTGAATTTAATACCTCATCGCCGCTTATAGAAAAAATATTTCTAGATTGACTTGTAATAGCAAAACTTAAATCATCAGTCTCTTTACCACCTAAAGGATTAGAACCGTTTACAGCATCTATTGTTAATATTAACGATTGTCCTCTTGCAACGTTTATTATACTAGCGTTTGAATTGTTTATTATTGGTGGATTATTTGTTAAAGAACCTGTCTCTGTTGGTGTTGTGAATACTGGATCACCATTATTGTCTAAAGTTTCTACTGTAAAAGTAAATGTATAAGACTCAAGCTGTGCCGCGTTTATACCATAATAAAAATAAGCATTAGTTTGTAGTTTATAAGTACCATTAAGAGCACTAACTTCAACCAAAGTAAACTCACTAGCCCTATTATCTGTAGGATCTAAATCGTCATATACCGATGTTAATACAGGAGTACTATTAGGTACTATAACTTGACCTTGAACATCAGTAAAAGAAAAATCACCTGTAATATCTACTTGTAATCCATCAGCTTCTTCATGGTCATAATTAAAATTAATTATTCCAAAAGCTCCATTAGTATCTTGCTGAATAGCTGTATTTAAATCTTCAAGCAAGCCTGCTGTTGTAGATTCCCAAAATATGTCTATTCTAGATGTTACAGGTTTTGTTTCAAAAATTGATAAATTTTCAAACTTTTCGTATACTCTAGTGTTTGTATATTCTAAATTGTTTGTACCAAATTGATCTGAAGCTGTTTGAGAGGTGATAAATTCTGCTATAAAAGGATTTGATTCAGACCTGTAAAAGGCATAGTAAGGACTATTAGTACTTGTAACTGGTATAACGGCTGATCCACCTGCATCAAACTGCGCGGTATCATATAGATCAAACAAGTCTTCTATAGTGTTTGTAGTAAAAGATTTTCTACCTGGAAAATATTGTCTATTACCTCTTACATTATATGAAATAAAAAAATTATTTTCTACTATACCAAACAACTCGACAGAGCTTCTGAATTGTTTATCTTGAGGACCTACTTCGGATAAATCTCTAGGTACTTTATTTATATTATCATTTAGCAAAGTTATAAACGACGCGTTTTCATCGGTCAAAGGAATAGAAGGGTTTGCTTGTGTATCATAATAAGCTATTCCTTTCATAGCGCCTGGCGCATATACGTTATAATACTCTTGCTCTAACTGTTTAACTACAATTTTATAACTATACCAACCTAAAGGTTTGTATGCTGGATCTGTAGGATCACCATTATATAGACCAGGTTCTCCAGTCGTGCTAGACTTAGTAGACTGTATAAAGTCATTAAATAATATTTTTAAAGAATTACCAATAAAAGCATTTGAATCATAACCCGTAGAAGTAGAATAAGGTAAATAAACAGTATCAGCGCCGTAATCACCAGCTGTTTGAGATGTGTTGTTTGACAATATAACAGTAGATTGTCTACCGTACTTATCAGCAAGTACAACTCCAACTTGATAATTTCTATTTTGTTTTACAGTGTGGTTGGGATATTCTATATTTGTTTTTGCCCAACCAACATCTCCTTCTTCGTTTTTACGTGTAGCAGCTACTTGATAGTCAATACCTGTAGGAGGCGTGTGCTTGTCTTGAAAATTAGCATATACAACTCTATTAGATGTAACTTCTTGACCTAAAGCTTTTACTGGTACTTTGTCATAAACCCTAGTTATTTGATTTTCTGGAAGTGTTTTATACGGTTTTGTAGAATTATACACATATTCAAACACACTGCTTGTCCCTGTTATTTGAGAAACTGGTATTGTTTCTACAACCTGCAAAGCTAAACCATCTGATTCTTTATATATAATATCTAATTCAGTTATTTTAAAATCAGAGTTAATATCATCCGCAGCAGAAGGTAGTGGTATTTGTAAAGCTATTTCATTAACTTTGTTTTCCATAAACTCAACAATAGTACTAGCTACTGTTTGCTGTTCATCACCTGGTAAAAAATAACCATCTTGTTTTGGTATAAAACAAACCTGAGTAAACGGAGCTATAAGTGAATACTCGCCATCATCGAATTTAAATCTATAACTAAATCTTACAAACTTATCTTCTAAATATTGTGGATCACCTGGAAAATTAGGATTACCACCAGCATCATTACCTGCCCAATAAGGGTTTGTAATATATGAAGAATCATCTAAAGGTATGTATTGACTAAATACATCCTTCATTGTTGTTTCAAAATCTCCAGGAGATAAAGTAGATTCTTTTATAACTTCTATAGGTTCGTAAGGAAAATATTTAGATACAGATATTTGATCTTCGTTGGTGTAATAATTTGCTTGACCAAACTGATTAGCTAAATCAACGTTTATTTTTCTAGGTTGGTTTCGATTATCTGTAAAAAATAATAAGTTTTCTAAAATATTAACACCGGTTATAGGAAAAGCTTTTGAAAAGTTTAAAAAAGCTCCTTCAACTAATTTTGTTAAAGAGTTACCTATAGCATTATATCTATATATAAAATGATTAGAACCAACACCGGTAGGTGTATAGTTAAAACTCGTATCTGGGTTATCTGTAAAAAATAAATATACAGTAGAATTAGTTTCATCTACTTCTTTACCTATACAACTTAAGTTTGGTATCCCTAATTCTAAATCAGCAATAGATATATTACCAACCACGTTCTCTAAAGCGCCAACGTCATCACCTTCTGACTTGCTAACCTGTATGTTAACAGCGTCGCGATATTCACCTTGTGGTATAAGTCTAGCATCAAGGTCTTTGTTCATCTTTGATTTGATGAACGCGTTTTTAACTTCAGCCATTTAATTTTAGTGTTTAATCCATTTAGATTTACCACGCATAACTTGTACTATTTCGTTAAGCTTTATATTTGATAAACGTATTTTAGCATTTCTAAGTTTAGCGCTACGCTCTTTTTTAAGTCTTTGAACTACATATTCGTTTATATTAACTCTAGAAGCTAATATAGCATGCGATATATGAGCATAGATAGCTTCTTCTGCCATCTTAGGTATCTTCGTATCTTCATCAGTAGAAAGCCCATCAGAGATGTACTCTAGCACAACTATTCTATCTACTAAATTAGCAGAAAAAGAAAACTTATTGTATCTTTCGTCTATAGTAAAATAACCGTTAGCATTAGCAAACTGTGGATCAAGTCCAAACAGTTGGCCATAGCCAAACTCTGGATAGCCGTAGTAATATTCCCAGCCTAATATAGTATCGTTAAGTAAATCTTGATTGTTTGCGTTTTTAAGAGAGTTGTTTTTCCAGCGATAGTCTGTTATAGAAGTTGTATCAATATTGTTACCAAACTCATCTTGAATTGGCACGCTTTTGTTATCATCTAAAAAAACATCTGTTGGATTTGTAGTGAGACCATCACCTGGCATTATAACATGCTTAACACCAGAGTTATCTATCCAATATAAGTTAACGTAGTTAACATAATCTTGAGGTATTGGTATACTCAAGTTATGAGGTACAGTAACCTCTAGTTTGTTTACGCTTTTTAAAGTATCGTAACTAAATTCTTGTAAACCTCGTTTAGCGTGGAATACAACATCAGTTCTTTTTACGCTTGGTATAAGCTTGCCATCACCTACATATGCTACTAAAAAGTTATTTACAACGTCATCTAAAGATATATAAGCGTATGATCCGTAGTTTTTCTCTACAGTATTACCGTATGCTTTTTCTTGCGGTGTGCTCGCATAGTTACCACCATCTAATTTTTTAAGCTGAACTACAATGTATAATAGATCTGCTGGAGCTACGTCAAAAATAATAGTGTTACCACTCACGGTGTATCCAGAAACAACTTCAGACCAACTAGAAGGCTGTGCGTTTGTGCTAGTGTATATTTTAAAATTATTTAAAGCATAGTTTACATTAGTATTACTAGCCGCACCAAAAACTAAATCAGTGTTAAACGTAGTTATAAATTCTGTAGATGTACCATCGCCTCTAAAACCCTGAGCACCTTCGTAATATTGTCTATTGTTTTCAGTAAGTAGGCTCATGCGTTAACTTTTTTTATTTATTTCATTTTGTTGTATTTCAGAAGCAGCAGCTTGAACAATTTGAGGATCTCTAATTATAATACCAGAATATTGTAATATTCTAAGTATAACATTAACTTGTTCACTAGATTCTAATTCAAAATCTTGTGATGTCGTTGCGTCATAAACATATTGACCTAAATTACCTGGAAAATAAGCCCATTCTACATTCAAAGGTTTTCTTATAAATGTGGTTTTAACATCGCTTTGGATAGAGCTTGGTAAAACTCTAATTTGTTTATTTTCGTATAAGTATACTGGAAAATTTAAACTTGGGGCTGTTAATTCAGATTTTTGTATTTCATAAAAATCATCTCTTTGTAATCTTTCTATTTCAGCAGGATATGCTGCGCTACTAGGTTCATAAGTTAAAGTACCTATTCTATAAAAAGCAAATTCATTACCAACAGGAACGTCATTATAAACTATCGCGTTACCTGTAAAATCATCTACAGTTGGTAGTGAAAATCTTCCAGCCGAATAATTAAGATTACCTAAACATTTAAACGTAGATATTTGATCATCTAAATTTACCTGCCTGTCAGTATAATCATAATCAGCCTGTGGTACTCTTAACTGTTGATTTAGATCATCAAAGTATTGTTCGAATATATCTAATTGTACTTGTGTAGCTGTTTTATTAAACTCATCAGGCGTCATGTAACCACGTTGCTCCTTGTTTAATATAAGCAACACGGTTTGATATACGTTGTTTACGTTAATCGCCATGCTATTTTATTTTAGTCAAAGTTAGTAAAGACTAATCTTGATTTAGCTCTTTCTAACTTATCTGTTTTTTCTATAAGTAGTCTTTGTAAAACGTCTGGTCTAGTGTCTCCTCTGTTCGCTAGTATAGCATATACCATACAAGAGTACAGCGCTTCTTCTGCTAGTTTAGGTATAGCGGCTGATTCGTCTGTGGTAAGTGCGTTTGACAAATACTTTAAAACTAAATCTCCTTTAGCTACATCTGTAGCGTTAAAAATTATCTGTTTGTTTGCGTAGCTCACGTAGTACTCACCAGCCGACGGTGGGTCTGTTGGTGATTCTACTAATGTTTCAGCTGGATCATCTACCGTTATAGATATAATAGCAACCATTGAAGATGGAAAATCAAATGGGCTAGTAAAAGTAGCCTCTTCTTCTATAAATTGACTTTTTAAAGTTTCATAAGCAAACTCTTGCAGACAACGTCTAGCATGAAATACTACTTCAGTTCTTACAGCATCTGGTATTAATTTTCCAGGACCTGTATAAGATATTAAAAAGTTGTTTATAACATCATTTAATGATATAAAAGCGTTTGATAAAGTTGTGTCTGCCATGTCTATTATTTTTGTCCGTCAATATCTATTTGTTGCTCTTTACTAGCTGACAGTTGCAACGCTAACTGATCTCTGCTCATTACACCAGCGTAACCTAATATTTTATCTATTAATAAAGGTTGATCTGATTGATGTAGTTCGAAATCTACAGAATCATTAGGGTTGTAAATGTAATTACCTAATTCAGTATCTATTGTAAAGCCCCATTTAACATCTGATGGGTATTTCAAAAAGTTTAAAGTAACCCCAGTACCTGTTAAAGTATCAGGATATAAAGTTAATTTTTGATTTTCGTATTTATATACGGGATAAAACTCCGTAGGTTGTGTAAGTGGAGATTGATTTGTAGTGTATACTTCATACTCTTGTATTCTTTGAACTTCTCTATTGTTATATATAACAGTACCAAGTTCTTGCACGTCCGCTGGAACATTGACAACTGTTGTAAGTGGATTGAAGTTTACATTTTCATTTCTTTTAAACAAAGATATTTTTTCGTCTAATAACGCATATCTGTCGGCATATGCTAGACTAGTTTGAGGTTGTCTCAACAATTGGTTAAGCTCATCAAAGTACTCTGTAAATATTTCTTGCTGTGCTTGTGTAGCAACTTTATTAAATTCAGTAGGTGTAAGTACACCTCTTTTTTCTTGCTGCAATATTACGAGTACAGATTTATATACCTGATTTACGTTTATAGCCATTTTTAATTATTTATTTTTGTTGGGCGTATTAGGCCCGAGTGAACGGGCCCTATACTATTGTTACATGTTATTTTAACTTTTTCTCGATAGATTTGAAAACTTCCACGCCTTCATCTGTCTTAAAGAAAGCTGCCATAGCGGAGTAAGGATTTTCATCAAATGGTACTGTCATAAGCTTCTTACCGTTTGACGCCCAAGAGAACGATCGCTGATCATCTGACAACTTAATGATTTTAGCTTCAGCAGCTTTAACCGCAAAGTTTCTTAGTTGAACATTATCGTCTTTTGCTAGCTCTATAAATAAAACTGGGTTTTGTCTAGCAAATATAAGTGCATCACGTTTTAATTCTTTTGATGACATTGTATTTACTTTACTTCCAACCTCAACTCTCATTATAGCTTCTAGTTGATCTACATCCATACTTCTAGCAGCATTTAATGCGTCTATTTGAAGTTCCATCATATCAAGTTCGTCAGTTGCTTCTACAACAGAATCAAACTCTTTATAACGTTTTCCCTTCATTGGGTGATACAAAGATAATAGTTTTTGTAACGCTTGCTTTTCTTTTGGTACAACTAAAGCACCGTCTTTAAATAATATAGTGCCTAATGTAGCCTCACCTTTTTGATCGTCTACAAATGGTGAGTTTTGATTTGTAGCGTAACGTAATTCTCTTTGTGTGTTTGTTTCACTGTCATACCAAAGCAGTGGCACTTTTGCGCTATGCTTTGATGGTATTCTAAGTGTCAAGGGTTTGTACCTTCCTGTTACTAGGTACGTTCTATCTTTTATTTCCCAACCTTGTTCTACGGCTGGAATTTCTTTTGTTTTTGCCATGATATAATATAATAAAAATGTTAATAAGTGTAATAGTTACCCCCGTCGTTTAGACGAGGGTAAATACTACATAGGTAATCTTACTTAGTAAACAATACAAAGTTGTTAGCACCTTGCACACATAGACATCTTTCAGATAGGAAGTTTACTTCCATAGCGTCAAGATCAGATGTGTAAGCACCACCAACAGAACCAGTCAACCAAGTCTTCATACGACGATCGTCAGTTTGTGACGCTCTATATCGTACGTGCAAGAATGGACGACGAATGTTTGAACCAAGAATTTGATCATATACAGTTGATGTACCTGCAGGAATCAATACTCCGTCAATAGCACTTGTGCCATATCCTGGAGGAATTAATCCGTCTTCGATAGCACCTCTTGTAGAAGCATCGTTTAGATATTTCCAGTCAGTTTTGTAGAAGTCATAAGAACCTCTGCGGAAACCGCTGAATCCTAAATTCAATGCCATATCTTCTGAATTTTCGAAGATACCATAAGAAGTACCGCCAGAGTAAGCAGCGTTTACAGCAGCTAGCATATCGTCAAAACCTAGAGAAGTCTCACGGTTCAAGAAAAGCATGTTTTCTTCAATAGCACCTTGAGTATCTAAGTTACGTAAGATATTATCAAACTCTCCTAGTTGTGAAGCAGCAGCGTTAAAGCCAGACTCTACATTACCACGAGATTGAATAGCAGCAAATAAACCTTCTGTACCTTTAAATCCAGCATCAAAAGCAGAACCAGCACCTAAAGTTGTATCAGCTTTTTCTCCTTCAACTACACTCATTTCAAGATAATCTTCGAAACGTAGACGAGTTTCAGACTCAGCTTTCAAATACCAAAGGTATCCTCCAGTTCCATCTTCAGTTGCAACTTCTACCCAACCAATCTGAGCTGTGTCAGAACCAGAAACAACATATTTGTTACGGATAATAACTGGTGAGTTAGAAAATTGAGTGAAAGAAGGATCTACACTTACATAACCGTCAGCAGCAGTAGCTGAAGTATTGTTAGGTGTAGAAGAACCTTTTGCGTACTCAGAGCCATAAACAAAGATTTTAACTCCAGTAGTGGCAAGCGATGCAGTTGTAGTAGCATCATAAGGAGCTACAGTAAGTGCACCAGTAGTAAGGTTAGAAGCAGTTACAACAGCTTTAAGCTCGTTACCAGCACCGTCAAGCGCTACAATTGTAGACTGTGGAGATACAACGTTTTTAACGTCTGCAGCTACAGGAATAGTAATTGTGTTAACTTGATCGTTGGTACAACCATCATAAGAGATGTGTAAACGGTTTTGCTCAGACCAGATAACTTGGTCAGAAGTCATAGGCATTTCAGCTCCTACCATACGTAAGAATCCAGAAAGCGTACGGTTTCCGTAGCGCTCTACTTCTGCTTCATAAATTTCAGGTAGATACTGTTGTGCAAATGTATCAGAATCGCCAGTGCCAGAACCTCCGTTAAAAGACAAGAAGTTTGTGTCTAGCAATTGTTGTTGTTGACTTGGGACTATACTCCCAAATAATGGATCTAATGCCATAATAAATTATTTTAATTTTTTAATGTTACTTTTTTGATTTTCAATTTTGAAGAATCAACTCCACTTATCGCTTTAACTTTTAATCCATTTACAAATACTTCACCAGAAGTTGTTTGACGTGGTTCAGTCGAAATGTTTTTCGATTTAGCCATTACATCTTTAACAGCGTCAGCTTTTCCTTGTTCATAAAAGTGTTGGGCAATAGTATCAGCGTTTCTAGCAGCGTACAAAGCTTTGTGGTAGTCTTTAACTTTAACGACTTCGCCTTTATCATTCAAGAACGTCTTGACAAAATTAGCTATATCTTTTTGAGCTTCAGCTACATTTTCAGGATTTTTAATACCATATCTAAATTTCTTTTCCCCTACATTGAAATCAAAACCTTTGAAATCATTAGAAAAAAGATTAGAAGTTTGGTTAACAAAAACCTGTTTGTTTTGTTCTACTACTTGTTGTTCTTCATTGTATCGGTTGAAAAAGTCTAATGCTTTTTGTTGCTCTTGGGTTACGCCCGGTCTCAACTTGATCTCGTCGTAGTATTTACCTTTTAAGCCTTCAAGAAAGTCTTTAGCTTTTGCAGCCTCTTCTTTGAACGCAATTTTCTTTTTGCGTATGTCTTTTGGTTCGTCTATATCTTCGTCATAATCAAAGTCTTCTAATAAAAGACTTACATCTTCAGAATCTAAGTGTGGTTTAGTTTGTTTATAGTATTCTCTAATTAAGGTTTTACTATCAACGTTGGTATAATCTGCATTAAGCCTAACATAGTCTTCTACAGTTCCACCAGTTTCTTCCATAAAAGTAACTAGCTTGTCAATATTTTCTGGTAGTTGTTTTTGTTCTACAACTGTTTGTTGCGGCTGTTCTTGTACAACCTCTTTAGTTTCCTCTTCTATTTCTTCAATTGGAATTAAAGGAGGGTTTACTGTTTCTTCGGCGGTCCGTACTTCTTCAACCACTCCTCCGCTGTCGCCACTGTCTTTGGGCTCTTCGATAACAGCATCGCTATCATTTGTCTCTTGTGTTTGAACGGCATCGTCTTGTTCTTTTTTTATTTCTACTTTTGTAACCTCAGGTGTTACTTCACCTTGAGTTTCTTTAGCAGTAGTAGGTATTTCTACTTTAGTTACCTCATTTGATTTACCTAAATTTTTAGGTTTAGAAGGTGTTTTCATTTTAAACTCTCCTTCTTGTTTTACTTCTTCTGACATAATATAATAATATAAAATTAAAGGATTTTAGTTTTATCTAGGTTCGAACTGTTCTAATCCAAACCCTCCTAGCGAGTCAAATCCTGATGACTCAAAATTTTTAGGTAGCTCATCGTTTTGACGCTGTGAAATCATTTCTGATTGCTGCGTACCAATTATTCTAGCGCGCTCGTCTTTACGATCTTCTATTTCTTTTTCTCTTTGCGTTTGAGCGTCAACTTCTAATTTAGCAAGCTGCATATCATATTGGAATTTTTCAGCCATTAATTGTTTTTTAATTTGAGCTTCTAATTCCATTCTTTGTATTTCAAACTGAGACTTTCCCTGTTCAAGTTGAAGTTTAGTTTCTGTAAGCGCTTGTTGTTTTTGTACTTCAGCTAAAGCAGCTTGCTCTGAAGCCTGTGCGTTTGCTTGAGCTTGCATTTGAATATTTTGTTGTTGAGCTAGCGCTGCTGCTTCAGCTCTTTCAGCTTGTTTTTGTTTTAGATATTGGTTAGCTAATTTTATGTTTTTAATTTGCCTAATATCTATAGCATCTTCTAGATTTATACCTCCAGCCTGCAAAGCAACTTGTATGTTTTGCTCTAACATTTGTTGCTCCTCTTGGTCTGGTTCTAATTCTAAAAATATACCAAACTCATGCATATTTAATTTTTCTATTTCTTCTAGAGAACCAACATTATATTGATTTATACAACTAATTAATGCGTTTTTGGTTAAAGGAAAGCTAAGCATGTCACTAGCTTTTAAACTTACATTCTCACAAGCTCTTATTGTTAAGTACATAAGTGATTGTAATATATGTTTTGTAGCTGTATTAGATGCTGCAGCTGCAAGCTTTTGTAAACCTACCAACGCGTTTTTATCTGGCTGACTACCATCTCTTGCTTCGTTTAATCCCGTCACGTCGCGTATCATTTGTAAATAATATTGATACGTTTGAACGAGAGATTGTATTTTACCCATAGCCGAAGAAGTCTGCAACTCTTGAATAGGTACTTTTCCAGAGTTTAAATCTCCATCTTGTGTTAAACTCCTACCAACAATACTACCTGTTTGGAAGTACATATTTAAAGCCTCTTGCGGATTATAACTTGTACCATTACCAAGATCAACCTCTGCTAAACCATCAACATCTACAAACACGCCATCTGGTACCATACGAGCTAGCACCTGTTGTATTTTTAAATGTGTTAACTGAATCATATCAGCGAAACCAATACACTTACTAACAAGACTATCAATGCGACCTTTGTACATACGAGGCGCTGATATAGCGTAGTTCATTTGAACTTTAGTTTGATCGCTATAAGGTCTTGTCATATTTTCAGCAAGTTCCCATTTTAGCATTTTTTCTTGACCTAGTATTTTAGCACCACTATATAAAACCTCTATAGCTCTATGCGCTCTTTCAAAGTTATCACTTTCTGGAGCTTCTAAAAAAGTATCTGGTTTTTCCAACGCCTTTTCTAAACCTTGATCAGTTTGTTTTATTTTAAAAACCTGATTATTATAGGTTTTATACTCAAAAAATAAAACTTGTACTTGATTGTATTGATCATCTTGGCCGTAATAATTACGTGTATAATTAGCGTCACCAGGATATTTTTCTATTTCTTTTAAATCTTCTTGCGTTAAATAAGGAAATAATTTTTTAACTTCTTGCAAGCTCATAGACTTTAACTCACCAACATAATATATATCTTCAAAGTTTGGATCTTCTGTGTATGAGTAAACTAAATTTGCTGGATCAACATAATCAAGCGTTATACCATTTGCTAAATTAAAATTTGTTTTAACAGCTGATATACCTAATACAACCAAATCATAAGCAAGACGCTTTTTTATTTCGTCATACTTATTATAACTTAAAACGTTTTCAATAAGTTCTTCTTCTGCTATCTCTATAGACTGCTTGTAACTTAACTGCATGTACAGCTCCAACTCTTCTTCATTTTGCGGAAGCGCGTCGGGATTTACACTTGAGAAAAAGTTTTGTCCAGTAGCTTCGTTTAATGCTTCTATTTGTTTTCGGCTTTGCATATCTTTAATAGCATCAAAAACAAATTGAGTTCTTTGTTTAATGGCAAATGGATCTGTAGCAAAAGACTTTATCTCATAACCTTTATCGGTCATACCGTTTACAACAATATCTACAAACTTAGATAATACCGCAACTGGTTTCCAGTCTAAGTTTAAATAAGATAAATCACCATTAATAGAAAGTTCATCTTTATACTTAGCTACAGACTGTTCGCCTCTAGCGTAAAGTCTAAGTCTATGAAAGTCTTGCCAGTTGTTTCCGAAACGACCACCAGCACCTAAGCCTTTGTCACCTCTAAACCATTCGTTTTCAATAGCTCTACCTACTTGATAACCGTAGTCGTAGGTGTTTTTCTCTGCGTCTGGTACTACCTGACTTGGAAAAGAACTATTAACATTAGTATAAACCATCTATTTTATTATTTTTGAAGTATAACCTGTGTTATCATATTTTTTAAAACTTATATTCACTGGTTCTTTTTTAACCTCAGCTACTGGTGAATATTTATTTTTGTTGCAAGCCATAATAGCTAAACCAGAACTTATCGTAGCATCAAACTTTGTTCTGTTATTTATATTAAACTTAGCCCAGTCTTCAAGCGTACGTTGAAAATACATTTGTCCGTACTCTACTTCTTTCAAACCAACGTGATCTTCAATATAAGATTCTATAGCTGCAGCATGCGCTTGCTTAATATCTTCAGATGAGTTTGGTATTCCACCTATCTCTCTTTCTGCAACCGAAAGTTTATTATACACTTTGTCAGGTCTGTTAATAGAAAACTGTCTATAACCTCTTCGCTTCAAGTAATACAATAACCTTGGTTTGTTATTCTCTGCTAATATTGGCATACCATAAAAGTGTAATGCCATAAGCACATCTTCGAAAAATATTTCAGCAGTTGGAGGTCTTGATATGTATTCCAAAAAAAACATATTAAAAGGAGCTTCTTCCATACTAAACTTTGTAAGCCCGTGTAAAGAACCTTTAGAACCTTTCTTATCAACTGTACCTGATATATCGTAAGAGTCACATCCAAAAGCACCAACGTGATCGTTGCCTGGATATTTAACCCCATTCTTTATTATTACACGATTTTGTAATCTTGCAGGTGGAATCCATGAAATTAAAAACCTACCGTTATTATCAGGTATGAAATTAACAGTAGTATCTTTTATCCCTCCTGCCCATTGGAAATTACCCTGTGTTACTAGGGTTTTATTTCTCATATCCTCATTATAATCTATCTGCTCGTATATTTTAGTTAGATTAAATAAAGACAATTTAGCTTCATCTCTGAACGCGTGTTTCTCTGTACGTGGAAACTGTCTATAATATTCATTCAAGCTATCCTGGTCGTTCTTAAGGCCATCTACCTCGTTCTCCCAGTGTTCTATAACACCTGTTGTAATTAAATCCCCGTGAGGGTCTTTAACTGCGTCTTTTGGTTTTTCGAATACAGGTACGCCATAAGCATCGATGAATCCTTCGTAATTCCATTCCATAGGTATGAACAAAGAATATAATCCTGAGCTAGTCTGTCCATTACGGTTTCTTTGTGTGACGTCTGAAGCATAGTATAGTTTTTTAAAGTTTTCACCACCTTTGTCAAGAGCATTGCTCGTTGATCCCATCATACACTTACCAACGATCTTACTACCTAACCGCATTGTGGTTTTTGTAACACGCCAGTTGTTTAATATGTTATCTGGCTTTTCCCATTTACCACTTTCATCGTGTACTAACAGCTTCAGCTTCTCACCGTCATAACTGTTATCACCTGTATTTTTCCAGTCAATAGTTGTATCAAGTCCTTCTATTTCTTCTGACGTAATACCTTCGTCTAGTTTTCTTCTAGTTAGTTTCGATGCTGGTACTCTGTATGCTAACTCTGTTTTAGGACGATCCATACCGTCTTGTATAGGACGGAAAAAGAAAGGGTAGTTAATCGATATTGGTACTACCTTGTCAGTAAACATTTTTTTAGCATCAGCTCCTGATTTTGATAATATACCGAATCTTGAGTCTGAGCTAATTGTAGCTTGGTTAACTGTGTCTGCTGACGCCATAAAGGAGAAACCAGACCGTCTATTTTTGAGGTAGCACATACCATAGCATCTCTGGTCTGCTTTACAAGCTTCCCAGAAAATGTAGAATAATCTATTTGATTCCCTATAGTCTGCTGCCCCAACGTCAATCTTAGACCACTGCAAGAACATATAGTGAGAACCAGTGATGTAAGTAGCCAAGCCTCTATTATAGAACCAATATCCTTCTTCACGTCTTTTAAATTCTTCATCAATATAATCGTACCATTCTTCTTTGAAACTATTAGGATACCGCTGCCAATCAAAAACACTTTTTATTTTAGATAGAGTTTTTGGGTATTCTGCTTTAACCCACATCTGCTCTTCTACTTTTTTAGAGTTACTAAAAACATTTTCAGGTTCTTTTGGTAAAGCTATTTTAAGGTTTTGTATTTCAATAACCTCTCCTATAGTTCCGTCTTTACTAATGATAACAACGTCGTGTTCAACGTCGTAACCATACTCCCACTTTTTATACCTATTATTTCTTTTTAAAATCTTAGGCTTTATGTGGTCTTCTACTGTTTTAACTAAAGACTGCTCGTACATTATCTTGATCTGCCCTCTGCAAAACCTTTAAAACTTTTTTCTTTAGTTTCTCCAGGTTTATCTTCAAGCATACTTTTTTCTTCTTCTATTCTAGCTAGTATTTCAAACGCATCGAATATAGCAAGCTTTTTAGTAGCGGCAGCATTTTTAAGCCTGTCTGCAGAAACATCATCTTCAGTATTGGTGATGATTTTTTCTTCAGCAACTTTAATTAACTCGTCAACTGCTTTTTGCCCAGCTCGGATTATATTCCTCCTCGTTTCCTTTGAACTCATACTTAACTAAAATATCATTTGATTGCATACAATAAAGTCTTTGTTTATTTATAATAAACTCAAACTCTCTATTTGATTTAAAACCTACTAGATCACCTTCGTTTATACCTAAAGTTTTTAAGGTTTTATTTCCTATCTTTACTATACCTTTATTTTTCTCTTCTGGCTCTTGTGACCATTGATCAGTATTTTTTATTGGTATAATGAAACAGTGTTCACCAACTGGCTTCCACTGATATATATTTCTGTAAAGATATATTTGATCTAATTGGCAAAGATATTTATTGTCATCTAAGGTTTTACTACTATCAACTTCTTTACCTTGATGATTATAATATCTTCTAAATACATTATGGTGTATGATAACCTCATCACCTTTTTGTATTGGTGTTGAATAAGCAGAAGGTGTTGATAATACTATAGCTCTTCTACTTATTAGCTTAAAGTTTTCTATACTAGAATTAACTACAAGCTTATCACCGTTTATGTTAATTTCATTGTCATACCTACTGTCTACAGGTGTGACTATAAAATCAAAAACACTTCTCATTAATATTCTAAATCATATTCAACGGATATAGCCATGTTAGAGTTAAACTTCTTCCATGGCAATACCTCGTTGTTTTTCTTTATAAATATGTTATAAGAAGCATCTACATCTTCAAAAAGAATATGCGATATTTCGTGACCACCATAAACCTGTTGGCCTATAGCATAATGCATCGCATCGTTCTTATAATCAGAACCAATACTGATTTTCCTTATAACAGTACTCATTAGTCCTCTGATTTAACAACAGCTAGTTCACTATCATCTTCTTTTTCGATTTCAGTGTAAGTACCGTCTTCTAAATTAATATTAATAGACCCGTACTTTTCTTCTAGTTGCTTTTTAGTTTTTTCGATACCTTCATTAATACCAGCGATCTTATGTAGCAAAGAGTGTTTATTTGCTTCTAATTGACCGATCTGATTAACAACAGTACCTAGTTCTGATTGTTGTTCTTTAACCTGTTTAAGCTCTTCAGCTGTAATTGATTTTGACATTTAATTAAATTTAATTGATTATTAATAACTTATACTACTTATTGTTACTTGATTTTTTGTTTTTTTCCCACGTACGCCCTACAAAATACGCGCCATAAACAGTTATAAGTAGTGATTGAAAAATAGGTATATAAGCTTCATCTACTTGAAAGCCACCAATATTACCGTCAAAAAACGCTAATACAGAAAATACAAATGTAAGGTATATAAGAACCATTGGCCTTATATTTTTAGACAAGAAGGAATCAGACTTCATATCTGACTCCCATCTCGCTGTTACTTGATCTTGAGCATCTTTATCAGCTTGCTCTAGCAACTCTTCAATTTTTAATTTAGCTGCAAGTCTTTCTTCATCTGTAGTTGTTAAGTTATCTATAACTTTACCAACATCTTTAATGAGACCTCCAGTTATTAATTGAATAAGTTTTTTCATTTATTAATTTTTTGGCATTATTTACGAAAATCATTTATTCTTTGATTAACCCTTGAATAACCCGTGCCTTCTGGAAGATTTATTTTTTCGCCTTTTGCAAATCTAGAGTGTTGTTCGAATAAATCTGTAACGTTAGCGCCTTTCTTTTTTCTTTTATTATATTCTTTCTCGTCTATAGGAACTCTGTTTCTGTCCATAAGATTTTTAAAATTACTTGATTTTCTTAAATCAGTTTGGCGCCGGCTGCCTTTTTGTGTTAAGCTTGTTTCGTCGTGCATCCAGCCTCTTTTATTGTACTCATCGTATCTAGCTTTAGATCCAATAGGTAAATCTTTCATTTGTGTTTTATTGCCGTCTTTTGGATCGTTTTGATTTAAAGGTCCACGCATATAGTTTGTAGAAGTGTCTTGCGCATCGCTAGGAATTTGGCCTCTCCTTTTCTTCATAGCTTGCTCTGCTCTTTGACGCTTAGCTGCTATTGCTGCCTTCTTTTCTTCTAGCTTAAACTTAAATTCTTCTCTTTTGTTTTCTTTAGCTATCTTTCTTCTCATTAAAGCATCTTCTCGCTCCTGTTTTGATTTAGCCAAGCGCTCAGCGCGGGCCTGTTCGGCAGATTTTGATTTATCTTTTCCGGTAACAACAACCCCATCTTTTGGATCTACTTGGTGTAGAGCTGACATGTATGCTGTAGAACCTTCAGCCATATATCCTACTGCTTTGTTTCCAGTGGACGCCTTCATGTGGCCTACTGGTCCTTTTTTATATCCCATTTTTATTGTTTTAATTGTTTATTTGCAAATAATCTTTTATATACTAACGTTGTATTAATATCACCTTATTTAATTTAATTTAATTACTATTTTATAGGTTTTTCTATAACGTATTTAGCTCCTGGAAATACATAATCATATCCTGGGTACATTACTTTAGCATAACCTCTATCGTCTATACCTAAAACTTTAAACTCAACTCCTTTCATTGTTATGTCGCCGCCTTGTATTACGTTGTAAGGCTTGTTAACATCAGGGCTATTTTTTAAATATCCTTTTTTAGAAGTTTTCATTATGCGTTTCTATAAGCTTCTTTTTCCCAAGGTAAGTTTTTAGCTCCTTCTTTAATACTTGAGCGAGGTATTACCTTACCTTTCCAGTATACATTTTTATTATCGTAATCAAGATCACCTCTGCGCATTTGATCTATATGAACCATTTCGTGGTCAATTACTTCTTGCATTTTATTAGGCGATACATCTTTATTTATAATAATAGTACCGTTGTTATTAGCTTTACCAAGCACACCGTCTTCCATTGTTACATGGTATATAGGTGTGTTATCTAAGCTGTATGGAGGTTTAATTTTAAAAGCCATATTAGTTATTATAAGGTACTTTATCGTTAAACCACGCTTGTCTAGCAGAGCAACCACAAGGAATATTCAAACCTTCTGAAACTTTATCTACAATAGTTTTTATACCTGTAGCTTTAGTAAATTTCGCTATGTCGTCTCCTAATCCTTTTGATTTCATTACCACTTAACTTTATCAGCCCAGTAAGCTGCAGACATTTTTCCTTTCTTAATATTTTTAGCGTGGCGCGCTTTAAAACTAGCGCGTTTCTTTTTCATACGCTCAGACTCACCTGCTTTAGGTTTACCTGCTGTTTTAGCACCTTGTTCACCGAATCTAATAATTTTTTCTCTGCCCGCTTCACAAGCTTTTACAATATGTGATTTGGTTTTATGATCTGGCGTTCGCTGAGGTTTGTTACACTTAAGTGTTTTTTTATCAGTTGCCATATGTCCAAATTACATCAGGTGATTTATCATTGTCAATATCTATATGAATAAAAGTATCACCAATACCTATACGGTCTATGCCGTGTTCCATTAATTCTCGTAGAAGTTTAAATCTATATCTACTGTCTTCGCAAGCTATATCAGCTGCTAGACCTTTTAAATGAGATGAGTTAGGTTTACCACCTACTTTTTCATTATGCGCAGGAGTGCGATAACCTGAGGTTATAACAACAGGTTCACCTAGTTGTTCTCTAACGCTTTCAAGTATAAGTATAAAGTCTTTACTCATCATTTGTCCACTGCCTTGTATATCAGGCGAATCGAACTCTTCGTAAGTAAAATACTTAAACATTATTTTTTATTTTTAAGCTGCACCCATTTGTTTATAGTGTAACCAATAGTTACCACTAACAATAACAATTTCAAACTCATCTCTATCTCTGCAAATGTTGTAACTCCTAGTGTGGTTGTGTTTATAGCGTAAAGTTTAAAATCGTTAATACTCATTTTATTATCCTTTTGCTCTAGACGTAATAGGACCTTGTAGGTCGTAAGATTTGCAAGGGTATTTTTTAATTTGCATACCTTTAGCACCTGAACTACTACCTTTTCCCATTGGGAAACCAGTGGTATCTAGTGGCCCGTCCCAAATATGAGACTCTCCGATCTGTCCTTCTAATACAGGCTTTTTAAGAATTTTATCTATTGCGTGTTCCATAGTTTTTTTATTATTCGTTTTCGTCTTGATCTCCTTTTTTCTTTTCAATAAGTTTTTCAGCTATTTGACCAAAAGCTTCAGCTGCTTTACTGGCTACATAACCATGAGAATCGTCTATAACCGTTTTAGGATTTTCATAACTAGCAGCTGGTGAATTATCTTCAGCTTTTAAACCTTCGTATATAGCCGTATTACCACCTTCATATACTTCACTACCAGGTCCAAAAGCTTTTTCTTGTTTAGCAGTCATACGCGTTACTGCTCCGGATTTTGGCATAGACATTTGTCTTTCTAAACCAGAACCAAAAGCTGCTTGTGCCATACCTTGGGTTTTTTCGCTAAATACAGGTTTAGCGTTACCCATCATATTGGCTGGAGTAATTTGAAATGTTTTACCTTCAAAAGGATTTGTTGGGTCTATAGTCCCACCCGCTGCTTTACCAGCTCCTATTAATCCACTACTAGCTGCTTGACCAGCAGCTACAAGTCCACCAGTCATAGGGACTATAGGTGCAGCACCCATTGTTCCTCCCGCTGGTAAACTAGCACTAGCAGCCGCAGCTTGTTGAGCTTGAGTAGTTGTATCTGCAACAGGGTTTTGAGCTAATATTTGTTGTCCTATTTTACCGAACGCACCACTCATTTGAGCTAGTCTTTCATATTTAGCTCTATCAAAATTACCGCTAGCAGCAGCTTTTCTTCCAAGCGCAGCACCTATACCAGCTATACCTCCTAAAAATTTATTTGGTGAACCATCTTTCATTTGTGTAGCAGAACCATCTACACTGGTGTCTAATGATTTTTTAGTCATTTTTTCTTGTCTTTCTTTTACTTTGGCCGTTCTTTTAGCCTGTCTAGCTTTGACTCTTTCAGCTCCTTCTGTTTGTCTTTCAACGCGTCTTTCTTGTCTACCTTCAAGTCTAGCAGCTCTTTTTAAATTACCTCTAGACTTAGCTGTTTGTATTTTAGTATCTAAATCTGGGCTAGCACCTTCTTTTAAAGTTCTTGGTTTTGGAGTTTCTATTTTATTGCTAAAATCAGGACGGTCTCTAGAGGTTGTCATTGCCTTTTTTCTATTAGCAATAGCGTCAGCAATAGCTTCACCAGCAGAAGCGATACCTTCTCCAAGTCCTTTAGGGGCGTAAGTTTGCGGGTCAAGTGAAGGGTTTGAATATGTTCCATATTTTCCAGCTGAAAATCCTTCTTTCATTGAATCTGTGAAAAAACTACTATCACTAACCTTCTTAAAAGGTGTTGATGATTTTGGTAATTTAAAAGCCATAATTATCTTTCTTTATCTTTATTGACATTGTTGATAGCAAACGAGTAAACTTTATCGCTGTAGCTTTTGCCTTTCATTATACTATTTCTTCTAGTGCTAGTAGGTATATCTTCTTCACCTAGCATTATCTTGTATACTCTTGATATTAATTGTTTACCTTTAAATGAAACCTTATATATACTATACTTTTGTGTAGTCCTATTGTGTTTTCTCCAAAGTGTAATCCAATCATTTTGTAAAAGCTTGTTCCACCTACGGTTATCCCAACTAAAAGAATATGTACCGTCTTGAAAATCTTTTCTAGTAAACATGCCCATGCAGTCTAAATAAATTAAAAGCTCTAGCTCTGCATCGTTCAAACCATTGTTTTTACAAGCCCACTTACGTATTATACGATAGTGTTTAAGAAGATTTAAATCCCTAATGTCACTAGCATCTATTCTCATAGTACAACTACAACATCAATATCTCGTATAACGTAAAAAACTTCTTTGTCTACTTCAAGTCTGTGGCTAGCGTTTTTATCGTAGAATATCGTTTGACCTTCTTTTATACCTTTAACGTCGTCACCACAATGAAGTACAGTTGCTTCTTTATAACGAATATCAACTCTTTGTTTGCCAGTTAACATAAGACCACCATCTGTTTTCTTGATAGTGTCTTCTTTTTTCTTTTTTATTACTATATTTCTACCTATTGCTTTCATCACCAACTCTTAAATTATTGATTACACAATCTGTAGAAAGTATAGTGGTAGCCACTGAAGCCGCGTGTTTGAGTGCGCTTTTAGTCACAAGTAGCGGATCGATAATCCCTGTATCAACCATATGAACAGTTTCACCTGTAACCACATTAACACCCATGCTTTCTTCGGGCGTACCAACCTCTTCCAGTCCAGCGTTATTTAGTATAGTTTTAAACGGAGCTTTAATAGCTTCTAGCAATATTTTTTCACCAATGCCTTTCGCTTTGGTTTTGTTTGATGCATCACGCAAGGCTATACCGCCTCCAGATACTATACCTTCTTTTACCGCGGCTTTAGTAGCACAGATAGCATCTTCAACTCTATCTGATTTTTCTTTTAATTCTATTTCAGAATTAGCCCCTACTTTTACCACAGCAACTTTAGCTGATAATCTAGCTAAGCGCTTTTCAAGTCTTATAACTTCACCAGGGGCTTTTGCCTTAGCTATTAACTCTTTAACTGAACTAGTTAATTCTTTTATTTCATTGGTAGATACATCTACCTGTAGTATTGTCTCTGTATCGTTTGTCGTGCTTTTAAAACACGATCCTAAAAAGTCTGGGTTGATAACATCTAAATCATCACCAAGATCTTCGTTAATAACAGTAGCGCCAGTGAGAGCAGCTAAATCTGAAAGTGTATCTTTCTTGTTTATACCGTACGTGGGCGCGTTTACTACATTTACTTTTATATTACCTTTTACTTTGTTCATTGCAAGTGTTGCTAACACCTCTGTTTCCAGATCACCTATGATAAGTAAAGGCTTTTTGTTTTTAATAACATATTCGAGCACTGACTGAATCTTACGTATTGATTCTACTGGTGACTCGACTAGCAGCACAAGAGGATTATCAAGTTCTGCTACACGCTTTTCTTTACTAGTTATAAAATGAGAGTTTGTTAAACCTTTTTCGTATTGAACACCATCGACAAGCTCGAACTCTGTCTTGTCTTCAGTTGTTGGTTCCATTACTACAACTCCATTTTCTCCAGCAGCTTTAAAAGCATCGCCAATAATTTTACCTAGTTCACTGTCGTTGTTACAACTAATAGCAGCTACATCATCAAGCATACTGCCTTCTACTGCTATAGCTTTTTTCTCTAAGTACTTAACTACTTTATCAACAGCTGTAGTAATACCATTTTTGATATTACGCACGTTGTCTTTTTCTAGGTTTTTATAAGCCTCAGTTAATATTGAGTGCGCTAGTACTGTAGCCGTTGTTGTTCCATCGCCAGCTTCTTGAACAGTTTTTCTAGCTGCTTCTTTTAAAAGCGTCGCACCCATATTTTCTACCGGGTCTAATAATGTAATAGCATTAGCAACTGTTACACCGTCTTTTGTAATGACAGGTTTACCCTGATCATCTTCGAGTATTACACATTGGCCGCTAGCCCCAAGTGTGGAGCTAACAGCCTTTGTTAATTTATCTATACCTTTAAACACCTTATCCTTGGCGTCTTGACCAAAGTTAAGATTTTTGACAATTTTGTCAGTCATGATTTAATTTAATTTAATTTTATTGTAAAGTATTATTCAAAGGTCTTAACGACTTGTGGTCCGCGTAAGTAACCAAGCTTTTTTTCATAATGCGCTATAGATGCGTCTATTGCTTGCTCAGCTCCTTCCATGGTTTCGCGTCTCGTTACATCGATCCAAGAATCTTCTTTATTAGGATCTAGGTATTCTGTTTGGTAAAAACCATTTGGTAGTTGTACTATGCGCCAGTGTTTCTTTTCTGTTACGTGTTTCCAAAGGCTAATGGTTTTTTCACTTACTTGTGGTTGACTACTCCACGTACTAGTCGAATAAAATAGTGTCATTGGTTTTGGTTTTTAATTATTACTATTTGGTTTGCTCTACCCCGAGCCGGTATGATTTATATATTACGGGTTTTTAATGATTTTTACCTTAAT